TCATGCCACCTTGTTCGATCGCCACTCAGCGACGGCGACGGCCTTTTCAGTTGCCGCATCCGCGCCGCCTTCCAGGGTGGCCCACAGTACACGCGGCCAACCGTCGAGCCCCTTGTAGTGGGGAATCCCATTCAGCACCAGAAACTCCTGCTGGCGCTCCTTGTAGGGAGTGCCGCACAGCTCCCGCATAGACTCTCGGGACAGGCACAGTGCGCCTGCGCTCGGGTTGGCCTGCTTCTTCGTGGCCATGGTGTCCTCCTTCAGTTCGTGGCCAGCGCAGCGCGCAGCTGCTCGGTGGCGGTGTTCATGCGGCAGCAAACAGATCGGCAGGCATCGCTACCTGTGTTCGGCCCGCTGCCTTCGTTTCGAGGATGTGCCCCCCCCACTGCTGGGCCATGGCCGCGGCAATCGCCGGATCGAAGCGCGAGCGCTCCTTCTCGCGGTCCGGCCCTGGTGGCATCAGGTGGCAACGGGCCTCGATCTTCCCGTGCTGCTCGATCACCTGTGCCTTCGTGTGGGTGGCCACCAGCGCCGGCAGGTTCTTCAGCCAGAGCGTTGCGCCCTTGGTGAAGGGGCTGCCGAAGTCATAGGGCTGCACGGTCTGCGTCGGCCGGCCCAACACGCTCATAGCCAAACCATGTGGCTTCGAGTTCTCCGCGGCGATGAACTCGACAGGCGCGGCCATCAGGTCGGCGAACAGCAGTGCACCCTCCAGGAAGTCGCGCATCCGGTTCGGGTACTTTGGGTGCCGGCGGCGATCGGGCTGCGGCAGCGCAGTGTCGTCCGGGTGGTACATCCAGCGGATGCCGGCCAGCGTGTTGAAGGTGCAGTAGGGGTGGGCCACCATCGCGAGCCAGCGGCCGGCCTGCAGGTGGTTCCGCACGTCGTCATGGATGTGCCAGCGCGGGTCGCCCTCGCTGGGGCGCAGATCGCACGAGTAGGCGTCGAAGCCGAAGGCGCGGAACGCCGACGCCACGGTGTCGCTGTACTCGCAGGCAACGAGGATCGGCAGCAACTCAGCCATGAGCGCACCTCCGCCAGCACCAGCGAAGCCCATTGCGCGCGGCGCGGCATGCGCAGCTAATCGCCCACAGGGTGGCGATGCCGGCCGCAAATCCGGCCAGGGCGAACACGTGGACCATTGCAGCGGTGAGCAGCTCGTTAGCCATTACGGGCACCATGGCTGTCGATCAGGTCCAGAAGTCCATTCAGCGTTTCCCTTTCGAGTCCGTACGGCGACGACAAGCCAAGTGCCGTCATCACTGCGGGGCGGAAACGTTCCAGGTCCACGGCCTGCGCAGCCGCGTCAGCCCGCGCCGCTTTCCAGAACGGCTCAGCCCAGTGACCGGCCGGCGGCGGCGTGTGGCCCTGCGCGCCGACCATCAGCGTGCCGGTGATCACGTCGCACACGCGGGCGCGGATGCCTGCCTGGTCGGCATCGAGCGAGTAGGGCAGGTCCACGGCCTGCGCGGACTGGCCGATAGCAGGGGCGGTCCCATCCAGCAGGATGCAGCCCTCTTCCTCAGCGCCGACGCATTCGCAGTAGAGGCCGGGGCCGCTGTGGCCCGTTTCCGTCCAGAAAATCCGGACAAGGCTTCGATCTTCGAACGGGACATCCAGTTCGGGGTCACCCGCCATCAGCAACGCTTCGTGCAGCTGGCACGCCGTCAGCGAAATTCCAGCCGAGTTGTAGGCAGGCTCCCCCACCGGCTGGCGGGCGGCGAGGGCGGCGGCCAAGATCGCGACGCATTTGTCGTCGTCGGCAATCGCTCCCAGCTCATCGAATAGCTTGCGTGCTTGATCCAGCAGCGCATCCCCCTGACCACCCGGGGAGGGCTGGGCGGAGAGGGCGGCGCGTGCGTAGTCCCGCATCTGCTCGGCGCTGTAGGCGTAGGTTTCTCTATAGAGATTCGTGAACCGCTGCATCTTCGGCAGCGGCGGTAGAACATCCCCCAGCCTCACCCTCCCACCGGGCTGCACGTCCGCCAGGGTCTTGTTGTCGGTGGTCATGCGGATGCTCCCTTCTTCGTGCGGCTGTCGTGGCCACCCTCGACAATCTGGCGGCGGCTGATGGTGGAGCGGTCGATGGGGCTGTTGCCGAGGATCTGGACCTTGCCGCCCGAGCGCAGGAACTGCGCCACGTCGTCGGCGATCTCGGCCCGCTGGCGGTCCTTCTCGGCCTGCGTGGCCAGGTCGAAGGTTGGCTGTACGTGGATGCTGGTCACGAATGGGTCTCCTGATTTGCCAGCAGCGGCCAACGGGTGCGGCGCTGCCAGCTTTGGGTGAGGTGGTTCAGTTCGACCTGCAGCGGATCGCGCCGCAGTGGCTTGAGCGGGTCGCACAGCCTCCGCTCGGTGTTCCGGCAGGGCGCGCACGCGGCGGTGGCCTTGCCGCTGATCAGGGGGAAGAAACGGTCCGGCAGCCGGGCCGCGCACTTTGTGCATGTCTTCATGGCAGGCGAGCCTTCATCAGGTTGGCCCAGGTGAGCGGGTGAGGGCGCCGCTTGATCCGCTCGTATGCGGCGCTGTGGGATATGTCCAAGATCTCGGCCACCTGCCTGGTGGTGTAGCGCTTGCCCTCGATCACCTGCGCGAACAGCTGGGCGCGGGTGAGGCCGGCGCGACGCAGGCATTTGGCGTGGCTGGGGTAGATCGTCACGTCCATCAGGCGGCCACCTCGACGCGGTGGTTTGCTGGCAGGTGTTCCTCGGCAAAGGCCAGGTAGTCGAGCGCCAGCTGCATGCAGTCGTCGTGCAGGCCGGGGTAGCGGGTGACCTCCAGCAGCTGCGGTGCCGAGACGCGGTACTCCTGCTCGCCAACCTCCTTCAGCTCGAACACGTTCCAGCGGAAGACGTCTGCGCCGAACAGGTCCAGGTAGTACCGCCACTGGTAGCCGGCCAGATACCGCTCGGCATCGAAACGGCTGGTGGTCTTGTGGTCGTCCACGCGCTTGCCGTCGAGGCAATCCACCTTGCCGGTGACGGTCAGGGCGCCGTACTCGCCATAGGCACGAACCTCGCGGATCGTCGGCAGTACCAGCTCGCAGTCCGGCAGGTGGAACGTGTGATCCATCGCCTGCAGCACGTCGTAGTCGCCCGGCACCGCGTGTTCCAGAGCATCGTGGAACGCGGTACCCGCCAGCATCGCCTTGGTGGGCTGATCCACGGTGATGTAGCGCACCAGGTCTGCCACCGGCTGCTCGTCGGCGTCCCGCCACTTCCGGAACGCCTCGATGTTGGACACGCGGGCCAGCACGGTCAGGCTGCCTTCGGCGAGACGTAGCCGCCGCTGGCCTTGTCGGCAATCAGGCCGAGCGTCGTTGCGCGGTCGTGCACCAGCACCTTTACCGACCGGGGCAGGTCGCCTGCGTCCTTGATCAGTGCATTGATGCCGTCCGCGTCCTCCACGTCAGCCAGCTGCATGCGCCACTTCTCCAGCAGCGCCTGCGCCTGGCGCTGTTCCTCGGTCAGTGCGTTGAGGCGGTCCTTGATCTTCTGGATCACGCCGGCTAGGAACTGCGGGTCACGATCCGGGTGTGGAACCTCCAGCGGTTCCAGCTGCCCCGGGTTCTTCCCGAACTGCGAGTCGGTCGGGCTGAAGTTGAGCATGCGCTTGCCGTCGCGGATCGACAGCCGGCCCATGGCATCCGCAGCCTTGTAGATCTCGCCCTTGCTGCCGCCCTGGACATCCAGACGCTCAATGATCTCGTCGCCGTTGCGCTGCTCGTCCATGTGGGCGATCAGCACCACGTCCTTGCCCAGGCTGTTGAGGTGCTTCAGCCATGCCACGAACTCGGCCTTCAGCTGGCCGAAGCCTTGCAGCGTCAGCGAGCCGCCCCGGCCCATCTTCGGATTGCGGCGGATGATGTCAGGCGTCAGCGTGTCGAGCGCGCGGCCGGCCGTGTCGACCACCACCGTGTTGAAGTCGGCCAAGTCGTCGGCGGTGATGTGCGCCACGTCTTCCCAGCGCTCCACCTGCACGGTGTCCTTGCGGTTGGCCGAACGGTGCGCGCCGCGGTCGAAGTCCAGCAGCAGCGGCTTGTCGGCGGTGAACGAGATGGACGTCTTGCCCAGGCCGGGCGCGGCATAGATGCAGACGTTCAGGCGGGTGACCGTGATCGGGTCCGTGGAGCGGATGATGCGCAGTGCCATGGTTAGAACTCCCGTTGGCGTGGTGTCGAGGAATGGATGCCGGCTGCGTGGAATCCCGGCCGGCGCGGGGCCCGTGAGGGCGGGGGAATTCAGCCGCGCACGCTGCTGGTTGCAGCCCAGCGGGCTTTGGCAGCGTCACGGTCGGAGTGGGCCTGGTGGATCTCGGCGATGCGCAGCGGCACGACGACGGCGGCGAACAGCGCGACGGCGGCCCAGGCGATACGGAGGCGCTTACTCATCGTCGTTTTCCTCCACGCACAGGCCGTCCACGGCCTCGCGGTTGCGTTGTTCTCGGGCTTCCGCCAGCGACATCGGCGGGGTGATGGGCGGCAGCCAGAACTGGTCGTCAAGGCCGAGGTGAGAGAACGGGTTCATTCGGGCTGTTCCGGTTCGCACGCGGCCAGAGCGGCGCGCAGGCGGTCATCGGCGGCCAGCTGGTCGGCCAGGTCGCGGGCTTCGAGGGATGCGCGGGCGGCGGCCAGAACCTCGGTCACGCCGCATTCGTCCAGCGCCATCTGCATCCACTGTTCGGCCGCCGTGCGGTTGTAGTGGTCGTTGGGCCTGTTGCCGGTGTTGAGGCTGTAGGCAACGAACAACGAGCGGGCGAGGGCGCTCACGACAGCACCGCCTGCACCGTGATGGTGAAAGCGACACCGAGGCAGAAGGCCAGCAGGTAGCCCGCGGCCAGCCTCAGCGCCTGGTAGTGCAGGGCTCGGTCGGCGGCGGTCATGCGGCACCGCCTTTGACGCGGGAGACGGCATTATCGAGTGCGACCATCGCAGCTTCGCATTCAATACGAATAGTTCGCGCCTTGGTTGCGCTGCTGGTTTCACCCAGCTTGCGGAAGGCGGCGGTTACCCGTGCGCCAGCCTCGATAAGCGCGGAAACGACTTCATGGGTTTCGAGCAGGTTGTCGTTTTCCTCGATCTGATCCTTCGTCCATACTTGCCGTACGGGGATCGAATCAACGAGCCTTGCTCGCGCTGAAACTATGGTTCCAAGCACATCAACGCGGTCATTCATTCCACACCTCCGCAATGCTTATCGAAGAGTTCCAGAGCAATCCGCACACCCTCGGCGATCCCGTTTGACCAATCTGCGTGTTGCGGAGAATTGATGGCCGCCTGCTTGTTTGCATCAATCCAAGCGGAAAGCTGCAAGCGGAAATCGGGGTGCATGGATTTAGCCGATGGGCTCGCCTTCAACATGGCCGCGAACTGATGCAAATAGCCGCCGCGCTCTGCTGCCCCAGCGAGGCGCATTTCCTCGTTCGGAGTAACTGGGACGATCATGAACTTGGTCGGCGAGTAGCCGATTGGCGCCCACTCGCGTGGCGGCTGAAGGATGGAATCTCCGGTGTAGGTGATGAAGTCGTCTGCGGTCATGAGTGAATCCTTACGAGGGCAGTAGCAGCCTCGTAGTCCGACTCGTTGCGGATGCCGCAGCGGTCCTTGTATTCGTCCAGTTCGTCCTGAACGTGGCGGTCCATCGCGGCCTGATACAGGCGAGTGAATTCGATGGCGTCAGACCCTTTGAGTGCGGCCGACATTGCGTTCAGGTCGTCGTCGGTCAGCACCAGCTCGCCCATCACGCTCGGCGAGGTGCAGAGCCAGGAGACCGCCTCGGCCGTCCTGTCCTGAATCGCCGGGGACGGGTAAACGCGGCCGTCGTAGGTCGTCTCGGTGTTGTGCGGGTTGAGAAGGGCGTTCATCGATCAGCCCCCCGCCATCGCGGCGCGGATGTCCTTGGAGGTCCAGTAGCCCGAGAGGGCCGGACGATCTTCAAGGACGCACAGGTAACGGCCGAAATTCAGGTTCTGAATGACGCGCCAGGTGCGGCCCTTCTTGTCCTGCCAACGCGTCTTGCTGTCGATGGTGCCCATTGCCGTGTCTCCAAGCCGCTCCCGGGAGTGGGTGTGTCGCGGCGTTGGAAAAACGATAGCAACGCTACGGCAATAGCGCAATAGCGACGCTACAGAAAATTGCTATTTCTCCGACGAACGGTAGCCTTCACATTTAAGCTATTGATGCAAAAGAAAAAGGCCCCGATTTCTCGGAGCCTTCTCTACACACGTCGTCTCACTTAGAGCGACTGCTGCACCCTAATCTGCGCGTCCAACAGGGAGGATCGCCGTGGACGACTTCATTGATTCCGTGTTCGGGTCTTTCGTAGGACGCATGCAGGACCTGCGGGAAGCGAAGCGTAGGGCAGAGCCCTTGTTCAACGTTTCCTCTCCAGGACTTGAATTAGTTCATGGATCAGGCCGCGATCTCGAAACTTCGCCGGCACATTGCGTCGAAGCGCCGAAGCCACGTCCTGTGCTTCGGTTGGTCGGTGGGCGACCATCACCGTGGTCAATGCTCCCAGAGCCAGAGACAGAGCGTGGACATCGTTCTGCAGGCGGGCAATAGATAGATCAGCGGGAGCCTCTCCGCCACGGGCGGATTGGCCATTGGCAAGTGCCAGTGCGCCATCAGTGCTGGCCGCTACATCTGCATAGCCAGCACTGATCTGTGCAGGGTCATCAATTCCCAGCACCCTGGCCAAAGTGGCAGCTCGCTCCGGCGGCACCGGCCGCCTGGCCGTTTCCCACTGATAGAGCTCCGGCGCACTGACGCCAACGGCGTCCGCAATGTCCTTCTTCTTGGCGGCAGAGGCCTTGATGGCTGCGGCCAGGATTCTGGATTCCCGCGTGGGTTCTGGGGCGTTCGACTTCATGAAAGCAATGCTATTCATACCGTTCATCGGATTCCACGAGCGACGCTATTGCCAATTAGCAAGAGCAACGCTATTGTCCGGGCATGAACAGCCCAATTGCTATTGCGATAGACAAGGTCGGCAGCCAGAGCGCACTCGCCAAGGCTGTCGGAGTTCAACCGGCCCTGGTTTGGCAGTGGGTGAGCGGGCGTAGGCCTGTGGCAGCCCATCATTGTCTGACCATCGAAAGCAAGACTGGCGTCTCTCGCCATGAGCTGCGGCCCGATGTGTTCGGTCCAGCCCCCAAGAAGAAGGGGGCCAGCCGTGCAGCGTGATGACGCCCGGCCGCGCCTTCGTTTCTCAGGGATCGAGGTTCTTCTGGCCGTTCTTGTCGGTCTGTCCTCGGCTTTCGCGCTCGGCTTGTACGTGGGTGGCAAGGACGTGCAGGAGCAGAAGGGCGCCGAATGCGGCGCTGCTTCCAATGAAGACGAGGACTCTGCCACTCGGCGAGATGGACTGAGCGGCGAGCAGCCCGAGGCCGAAGAAAGCCAGCATCCCGAAGGTGACCAGAATGAACGGTCGCACTGATTGGAACGTGCGCGGGTCACTGACGGCGGCCTTTGCGGCCCAGCCGATAACGGCCAGGGCGATCGTCCCTGCAACTCCAAGTATCGCGGTTTCCATTCCTCTCTCCGTTGGCGATTTGGGTGGCTTGCCACGCCAACTGTACCGGCCCACAGGCGGTTTGTTGAACCGCTCATGCCCGGATCCGGGCAGGGAAGGGCACCACGGTGCCGCTGCCGGGAGCGGGCGGGTTCTTTCGCTCCACCTGGGTGATTCGCACCCGATCCCCGTAACGCCTCAGCACGAACAGCCGGCCTGCAACTGGCACCAGTTCAACGACACCGCTCGACCGCGTCACCTCTGAATTCACTTGGCTCAATCCGTTGTGGGTTGGGCCTTTATTCCGCCCGAGAGGGCTTGGCAACGATAGGCAACGCATGGCAACTCCTGGCAACCAAAAGGCTCTACCCCTCGCATTCGGCGTACACCACGCCCCGAAGGATGCGCCCTCCCAGATCGTCCGGCAGATCGAATCGGCGGCGCACGCGCTGGCCGTGATGATCCGCGCCGGCCACCACAAGCTGGAGTACGTGGCGGCCTGCATCGGCAAGTCGAAGTCCTACATCTCGCGGATGCAGAACGGCGTCCGCCCGATCCCCGAGAAGCTGGTCGGCCCGCTGTGCGCCGCGACCGGCTCCAACCTCCTGCGCCAGTTCCTCAACCTGCAGGCCGCTCTGGACGGCATCTGCGAGGTCGAGCGCCTGGCCGACCTGATGAGGTCCGCCAATGAAGAACCGCGAGCTGCTGCAGCGACTGGACGAGTGCATCCGGGTCATCGAGTCCAGCCCGCCTATGACGCGCGAGGAGATCGTCGCGCACCTGTCCCGATGCGCGGCCGAGCAGGCCAGGGCGGAAGCCCGGCGCACGGCTACGCCGCAGCCTGACCTACTAGGGGCAGCGTAATGGCCAACACCTGGTTCCGCATGTACGCCGAGTTCGCATCTGACGCGAAGGTGCAGATGATGAGCGAGGCGATGCAGCGCCGTCTGCTGATGGTGTTCTGCCTCCGTTGCAGTGACGTCACAGTGACGCTCAGTGACGACGAGATCGCGTTTCAGATGCGCATCAGCGCCGACGAACTGGCCGAGACCAAGGCGCTGTTCGTGCGCAAGGGATTCATCGATTCGGCCTGGAATGTCCTCAACTGGGAGAAGCGCCAATTCGCCTCAGACTCAAGCGCCGCAAGGACTCGCGCCTATCGTGACAGGAAGCGCGACAAGCCTGTGACGTCACATGTGACGGAGCGTGACTCCCTAGAACAGAACAGAACAGATACAGAACAGAAGAGAGAAGAGCAGGCCGCGCCGGTCGTGGACCGCGATATCGGGAATCCGGCATCGGCCACCCCGATCAGCTCGCGGTCGCCTACCGGCTCCCGCCTGCCGAGTGATTGGCAGCCGAGTACGGACCTCGTGGCCTGGGCGCTGGAGAACGGCAACGGGATCGACGTCGCCCGGGAGGCGGAGAAGTTCCGCGATTTCTGGACGGCCAAGGCCGGCAAGGATGGCCGCAAGCTGGACTGGCCGGCCACGTGGCGCAACTGGATCCGTCGGGCAGCCGAGGGCCGTGGCGGCAACGGCGGCGGCGCACTGTTCGCCCAGCAGCAGCCCCAGGCTGCCGGCGGCGGAAGGAGGGCGCTGTGAGCAACGTAGCCCCAGCCTTCGCCGAGGAGGCCGTGATCGGCGGCCTGTTGCAGGACAACCAGCGATTCCACGATGTGGCGCCGCTGATCGGCGCAGACCACTTCACCAGCCCGCAGCGCGCTCGGGTGTTCGGCCTGATCCGCGACCGCGTGCTGGCCGGAGAGCCCGCCGATGCCGTGACCATCGGCGAGGCCTCGCCGGACGACTTCGACTACGTGGTGCACCTGGCCGCGAACGTCCCCGGCTCGTCGGCGGTTGTCGCCTACGCCGAATTGGTGCGCGAGAACTGGCGTCGCCGGGAGGCGGTGGCGGTAGGTCTGCAGCTGGTGGCGGCTGCGCGCGCCGGCGAGGAGGATGCGGTCGACGTGGCCGCTGGCCGGCTACTGGCGCTCAACGCCGTGGTGACCGCGTGCGAGTACACCGGCAAGCAGGCGCTGCAGGAGGCGTGGCGGGAGGTTGCCCGCAACCACGCATCCGACGGTGCGCTGCCTGGCATCCCGACCGGGCTGGCGGCTCTGGACGACATTCTCGGAGGCTGGCACGTCGGCGACTTGACGATCATCGGCGGCCGGCCGGCGATGGGCAAGACGGCGTTCTTGGGTGGACTGATCGAGGCCGCAGCGGACGCCAAGATGCGCCCAGGTGTCATCAGCGCCGAACAGCCAGCCGTGCAGCTCGCGCTCCGCCGGCTGTCTGCCGTGTCCCGAGTGGCGGCGACCCAGCTCCGCACCGGAAAGCTGGAGGACGAGGACTGGGCTCTGCTGCAGGCGGGCATGGCGACGGCCGTCGAGCGCGACATGTGGATCTACGATCGCTCGGCGGTGACCCTGGACGAGCTCGTCGGCATCGCCCGGAAGTGGAAGCACACCCACGGCATCGGCTGTCTGTTCATCGATTACGCACAGCGCATCACCGTGCCGCGTGCCGACCGCACCACCGAAGTCTCGCAGGTTGCGCGTGGGCTGAAGAACCTTGCCCGTGACCTGCAGATCCCGGTCATCTCGCTGGCCCAGGTGGTGAAGGGCGTCGACCAGCGGGTAGGGGACAAGCGTCCGACCGCCGGCGACCTGGCCAACAGCGACGAGCTGACCCGCGAGGCCGACCAGATCCTGATGCTATACCGGGACGAGGTCTACAACCGCGAGACGCAGGACCGCGGCATCGCCGAGATCCTGATCGAGAAGAACCGCCACGGGCCGACCGGCTTCAAGAAGGTGGTCTTCCTCAGCGAAACCATGCGCTTCGCCGACCTGGGGAGGGAGTTCTGATGGTCCCGGCATACGAACTGGAGCGCGCCCGCCAGACCGGCCGGTGGATGCGCGACGCACACAAGGACCGGAATTCGGTCCCGCTCTACGCCATGGGCGAGGACGGGCTGGCGCTGCGCCGGGCTTGGCTGGCCGGCTGGGACGAACGAAACGAGCAGATCAGGAGGAAGCGGGGATGAGCGAGATCGAATTGAAGCCGTGTCCGTTCTGCGGCGTGAGGCCGGTGATGCGCGAGCGCAGCGGTGACGAGCGGAATGGATACAACACCAGCCTTACGGTCGAGTGCAGGTGCGGCGCATCCATCGACACTGAAACGAAGAACAACGGCGGCTTGCCGACCGAGACGGTGGCCGCAGCGAAACGTCGGTTGCGGACTGCCTGGAACACCCGCGCGCCGGAGGTCTCGGCATGAAGCGCACCTACCTGATCGACCCGCAGGGCAACCGCAACTGGCCGCAGGTGCTGTCTCACGTCGTGAGCGGCATCAACGACTGGATCAAGGGCGGCCCGGTGCAGATCACCCTGGACGAGCCGAAGCGGACGCTGGACCAGAACGCGGCGATGTGGCCGGCGCTGAGCGACATCGCCAAGCAGGTGCCGCTGGTGATCACTCGCCGCGACGGCAGCACCAGGCAGGCCACGCCCTACGACTGGAAGGACGTGCTTACCGCAGCGTTCGAGGAAGAGACCGAGTGGGCGCCAGGCCTGCGCGGTGGCGTGGTGATGCTCGGCGCTCGGACCAGCAAGTACAGCCGCCGGAAGATGGGCGACTTCCTCACCTTCATCCACGCCGAGTTCTCGGACCGGGTGCGCTGGTCGGACAGAGCTGTGGAACGCCTGGCGCAGTTCGCGCCGCCGGGCAGGAGGGTTGCGTGAGGACCAAGAATGCCAAGGCCTTCACCGCAGCCGAGCGCGCGCACCTGGAAGCCGTGAAGCATCTGCCCTGCAGCGTGTGCGATGCCCCGGCGCCGTCGGACGCCCACCACATCAACCAGGGCCAGCACTTCACCACCGTGGCGCTCTGCAAGGACTGCCACCAGGGCAGCTTCAACGGGATTCACGGTCAGAAGCGCATGTGGACCGTCATGAAGATGGACGAGCTGGCCGCCTTGAACGTGACCCTGCAGCGGCTGGGGCAGAGGAGCGCGGCATGAGGATTATGGCCGTCGATCCCGGTCCCATCGAGAGCGGCTGGTGCCTGGTGCTGGATGGAAAGATCCTGCAAGTGGGCGTGGACGACAACCAGACCCTGCTGGCAATGCTGCAGGGTTGGGAGCTGCACATGGGCGACACGCTGGCCATAGAGATGATCGCCAGCTACGGGATGGCCGTGGGTCGCGAGGTGTTCGAGACCTGCGTGTGGGTCGGCCGCTTCGCTCAGGCCTGGCACCAGCCCAACGCTGTTCGCCTCGTCTACCGCCGTGACGTGAAGCTGCACCTGTGCGGCAACGCCAAGGCGAAGGACGCAAACATCCGGCAGGCGCTGCTGGACCTGCTCGGGCCGCAAGGCACCAAGAAGGCGCCGGGGGCGACCTATGGCGTCAAGTCGCACGCGTGGGCTGCCCTCGGCGTGGCCGTGACCGTGGCCGGGATAACGCCGGAGAACTGCCGGAGGGTCGCGTGAATCCGACCTTCAGCCAGTACACGACACCGGAGCTGGAGATCGTCGCCCGGCTGGACCACGCCTTGGCCGACGAGATCTTCAGCCTGCACCGGCAGGGCTACGACGTGCGCGAGGTGCTGCACGAGGCCCGCGCATTCAAGACCGAAGCACAGTTGATGCGCCGCGAGATCAACCGCAGGAAGGCACGCCCATGAGCCAGGTATCCCAACCCCGCACCGGAGGTCGAAACATGGCCGCATCCGTTGAAGCTCCGCGCCGCACCGGTACAACTGAGGGTGTTCCGTTCCGGCAGGTCTGGAAGCCGCGCGTGGTCTGCGTGGTCGACCCGACCAACCCGGCAGATGCCCTGAACGCCATCCTTCCACGAATCGCAGAGAACCAACGCGGATGCACGGTAGCCAGCTACCTACTGATCAACCCGGAGACCTCGCAGGCGTTCGTCCTGGCCGAGGACAAGCCGGTGGCCGTGGAGATGGCCCGCAAGGGCGAGAAGTCTCCGTACTGGCCGTGGTTGGTGGGCAAGTACAGCTTCCCCCGTGTGACCGCCGAGGCCGCAGCGAACGTGCTGGAGGACATGCTGGAGCATCTGGGCATCGCCACGCCGGCGCCACGGAAGCGGCCCATGCCCGTGCAGCTCGACCTGTTCGACCTGTCTGGGCGCGCCGCGTGACCGCGTACATGCGCCCGTCTACCGAGGGATGTATCGGTAGCCCCAGCTGGCAGGTGGGTAACAGCCAGCGCCGAGGGAGCGGGTTGCCGCGTTGCGGCGGCGGGGAAGGGGTGCAGCCCGGAGCCGTGTCACTCATCGCCCGTGGGACCGAGGAGGCCCTGCCGTGAGCCTGGACCCGATCACGCAGGGCCTGCAGCACCTGGCCAGCGAATTCAGCCTGACCCGGCAGGAGTGGCGCAACCACCATCGCGGCGGCGACTCGCTGCTCGACTCGCTGGTGAGCCACGGCTACGCGCAGGAGCAGGGCGAGCGCTTCGGCATCACCCGGCAGGGACAGGTGCGGCTGCAGGCGGAGGTGGCAGGATGATCCGCGGCATCGCATACGGCGGCAGCTGGGCTGGCGAGATGCTCAGCACATCAGGGGCCGTCGCCAAGATGATGCCCCGTCGGCCCAAGGCCGGAGAGAGGGTCAAGATCTGTCGCGGATCCGATGTTGTCGAAGTCACTCAGGCCCCAGAGCGGTATGAGGTCAAGAAGGTGGCTCGGTATGACGGCAAAGGAGGCCTAGATGAGGCCTACTACTTCTGGATTCCGGGAAGCGAGGTGCCGGAGCCCGTGCGCGTGTTCAAGGATGCGCGCGCAGCTGGTCTGGTAACTTTCCGCAGCAAGCCCATGTCGATCGCAGGGGCGACACATGGCCGGTAAGCAGCCCAAGGCCAGCACGGCCAAGAAGCCGGGCAAGTCGGCTGGTGGGCGGCCGAGCACCTATACGCCCATTCTCGGTGAGCGGGTGTGCGAGCTGATCGCCCAGGGCAAGAGCAAGCGGCAGATCTCCGAGATGGAGGGGATGCCCAGCCGCAGCACTATCGACGCGTGGCTGCTGCGCAACGAGACGTTTCACGGCCAATACGCGCGCGCGTGCGAGATCCGTGGCGAGGCTTTCGCCGAGGAACTGATCGATATTGCGGATGACAAGACCCTTGACCCGCAGGACAAGCGCGTCCGGATCGATGCCCGCAAGTGGGTCGCGTCCAAGCTTCTGCCGCGCCTGTACGGAGATTCGGTGACCGTGAAGGGCGATAAGGACAACCCGCTGCACATGCAGCACCGGTTCGACCTGACCGATGCGCAGCTGCTGGCGATTGCCGCTGGTGGCGATGCGCAAGATGGCTGAGAACGCCCCGCGCATCACCAGGGAGGCTGCCGCTGCTGAATTGCTGCGGCGTCGCCGATCCCGCGAGTCGCTGAAGGCGTTTGCGCTCTCCATCCCGATCCCTGGCGCCCCGGTGGACGATGATCCCAGCAGCTGGGTGTGCGGCGATGCCGAGCGCCTGCCGCTGGCACAGCACCACGAGCTGCTGCTGGACAAGGTAGAGGAGTGCCTGCGCAAGCCCATGGGTCGGCTCATGGTGTTCATGCCGCCTGGCTCGGCCAAGTCCACCTACGGCGGCGTCGTCGCGCCGCCGTGGGCCATGGGCAAGTGGCCAGGCTTCAAGGTGATCAGCACCAGCTACGCGGCCAAGCCGGCCTACCGATCGTCCAAGCGCTGCCGCGCCATCTGCGCCAGTCCCGAGTACGCCTCTATCTGGGAGCGGCCGACCATGCTGCGCGATGGCAGCGCAGCGGTGGACGAGTGGGAACTGACCAACGACTCGGGCCTGCTGGCCGCCGGCATCTTGGGCGGTGTGACCTCAGCCCGTGCCGATGCCCTGATCATCGATGACCCGGTGGCCGGCCGTGCTGAGGCTGACAGCCCGACCATCCAGGCCAGCACCCGCGCGGCCTACGACGACGACCTGCTGACCCGCCTGAAGCCAGGCGCTTCCATCATCCTGATCCAGACCCGGTGGCACCCCGAAGACCTGGCCGGTTCGATCCTTCCCGAGGACTGGGACGGCGAGTCCGGCCCGATCCAGTGCCGAGACGGCCAGGTGTGGGAGGTGCTTTGCATCCCGGCGCAGGCAGACCGCGCCGACGACCCGCTGGGCCGCAAGATCGGCGAGTACCTGTGGCCGGAGTGGTTCTCGCCCGAACACTGGGCGCAGTACAAGGCCAAGGCGCGCACCTGGGCCAGCCTGTACCAGGGCCGGCCCAAGGCGGAATCGGGCAACCAGTTCAACATGAGCGACTTCGATGACCTCTGGTATGACCCGGAGGATCTGCCGGCGCGGCTGAAGAAGTACGGCGCCAGCGACTTCGCGGTCACCGAGCGGGACCTGGAGAAGAAGTCCGAGCCTGACTACACCGAGCATGGCGTGGTCGGGCTGGACGATGGCAGTTCCAGGCCCGACGGCCTCAGCGTGCTGTGGATCGTGGATTGGTGGGCGCAGCAGGTGGAGCTGGACAAGAGCGTCGCGGCCCAGCTGTCGCTGATCAAGCAGCACAAGCCCTTGTGGTGGTTCGGCGAGGTCGGTGGCCAGGAGAATGCGGTCAAGCCGGTCCGGCGCCTCCTGCAGAAGGAGGACAACATGTTCGCCAACTACGAGTACCTGCCTCACATCGGCGACAAGGTGGCCAAGGTCCAGGCTTTCCGGGCCTTGGTGCAGGAGGGCAGGGTGCGCTTCCCGCGCGGCAATGCGCTGGTGAAGCGGCTTGTGGACATGCTGGTCAACTTCCCGCGCGCCCGGTTCGATGATGGCGTGGACGTATGCGGGCTGCTGGGCCGCGGCATCGCCGACATGGTGCCAGCCTCCAAGCCGGCCGTGGCCAAGCGCAAGCCGCCCAAGCCGTTCACCGATCCCTGGTATGCGGCAAGGGAGCGGGCCGACAGCGGCGACGAGGAAGAGAAGGCCCGCTACTACCGTTGATGCCTCCGGCAGCTCGGGCACCTTGGGGCCAGTTCGAACACCGGCCCGACCATGGCAGACCAACCCATCGCAGCACTCGAAACCGGGATCGCGGCCGCCGCTGACCCTGATCCGGCGCGTGCCAAGCAGCTGAGCCAGATCCAGGCGGACGTAAGGCGCTGGATGGCCCGCTTCGAGGAGGCGCGTGAGTTCGACAAGGACGCCCGGCAGCAGTACGTGAAGGACCGGCGCCAGGCGCGCGGCGATTCGGGATTCCTGGTCGACGCCAACCTGATCGGCACCTACATCGACATCCAGGAAGCGTTCCTCTACGCCCGCAACCCGGACTTCGACGTGTCGCCCGGCCCGGCGCACCGCATGCCGACGCCTGAGCAGCTGCGGGACATCATCGAGTCCGACGAGCAGGTGATGGCCCGTATCCAGCAGCAGGCCGAGCAGGACGCGATGGAGGTCGGGCAGCAGATTGCCGTACAGCAAACGGCCATGGGTGTGCCACCGGAACAGGCCTTCGAGCAGGGCCAGCAGGCGCAGGAAAGCTACCTGGCCACCGGCGTGGTGGAGAAGCTGGTGGCCGACGAGGTCCTGAAGCTGCGCAAGCAGTACGCCAAGCACTCGCGTGAGATGAAGCAGTTCGCCGAGACGCTGGAGGCCGTCGGCACCCAGATGTGGAAGGACGCGCATCTGAAGCGCCGTGGCCGCCCGTGGGTCCGCTCCTCGCTGACCATTGGCCCTGGCGTGCTAAAGGCCTCGTGGCAGCAGCGCACCGAGATATCGCCCGAGACGCAGACCGCGATCAACGACCTGCAGCAGAACATCGCCCGGGCCAAGGCCCTACAGAAGGAGCTGGAGGACGGCACCGCCGGCTATGGCGCCCGCGCATGGGACACGGTCAAGGGCGTGTTCGGCAACAACGAGGAATCCAAGATCGCCGATCTGGAGCGCCAGCTGGCGGCCATCCAGAACGGAGCCGAGCGGGTGGTCGCCCGCGGCTATGCGATCGACAACGTCGCCGGCGAGAACTTCCAGGTGGCACCGGGCTTCACCATCGCCAACCACGTGGATGCGCCCTGGAACGCCGAGATCTCCTATCCGTCCTACGAGGACGCGCTGGCCGAGCATGGCCCGTACCTGGCTCAGTTCGACAAGGACGGCAACGCCGAGAACATCCTGCGCAAGGCCGTGCGCTACGCACCGCGCAAGCCGTGCATGGGCAAGAACGAAAGCGTCGGCTTGACCGGAAACGCGGCCACGGCTGAGGAGGCCGATGCCTACACCACGAACACCGACGGCGGCGCCAATGGGTGCTACGTGCGCCGCATCGAGATCTGGGACGCGGAGAGCAACACCGTCCTGACCGCGATCACCGGCGTGCCGTTCTGGGTCAAGCCCGCCTTCAACCCGCCGGCCACGACCCGGTTCTACCCGTATTTCGTGATCTGCACGTCCGAGGTGGACGGCCAGCGCCACCCGCAGAGTCTGGTCAGCCGTTCGACCAAGCTCATGGACGAGTACAACCGCATCGGTTCGGCCGAAACCGAGCATCGACGCCGCATCAAGCCCAAGACGGCGTTCCACGCAGGCGCGATGGAGGCGGAAGAGGCGACCAAGCTCGCCAAGGCTGACACCGGCGAGATGGTCCCCCTCAACGTGACCCAGCCGAACGCAGACCTGCGCACGCTGTTGGTCCCGATCACCTACCCGCCGATGGACCCGGCGGTTTACGACCGCACGCGCATCCTGGCCGAGCTGGAGCGCATCTGGGGCGTGCAGGAAGCGCTGACTGGCTCTATCAACACCGCCAAAACCGCCACAGAGGCGGACATCCAGCAGCAGGGCTTCCAGGCGCGCAGCAGCAGCCGGCGCGACAACATGGAATCGGTCCTGAGCGAGCTGGCCGAATACACCTGCCAGATCGCCCGCGTCTACCTTACCGACGAGGACGTGCGCTTCATCGCCGGTCCGACCGCATTCTGGCCGCCCTACATGGGGCCAGACGACCTCGCCGAGTTCGTGCGCATCGAGATCCGCGCCGGTTCGTCGGGTAAGCCGAACACCGCGATGGAGCGCCAGTCGTGGGCCAACCTTCTGCCGCTGCTGCAGACCGGTATCACCCAGATCGGCCAGCTTCGCGGTGCGTCGCCTGAGTCCATCGCCGATTCGCTGGAGCAGCTGATGCGCCTGACCGCCGAACGCAGCGGCGAGCGCTTCGACATTGACCAGCTCATCCCCCAGAACGACGGCACGCAGCCGGCGCTGCCCGCACAGGGCGTGCCCGGCAGTGCGCCGCCTCCCCAGGGTGGAAATGGCGGCCAGCAGCCGCCCGTTCCGCCCGCACCTCCCGGTGGCTCTCCGGCCGCCGATCCCCTCGCAGCAGCCTGATAGGAGCAACACATGAGCAAGCCAATCGTCGTCCCGAGTTCAACCAGTTCGCACGATGCCAACCGCCTGTACGGCGAGGCATATGGCGTGGACTGGGTTTACGAAACCGCAGTTGGCGAAGGCTGACCGTGCGAATCACTACTCAGATCGCCCGCCACCACCCCCTGACGCTCGCCATCTGGCGGGTATTCGCAACCTGGAGCAAGTGATGAACGACAAGACCATCGAACAGGAAATCCAGTCCAAGGGCCTGAACGCTCCGCGTGTGACGCCGGATCAGGTAAACGCCGAGATCGTCGGCGAGACCTACACGGTGCTGCCCAACGGACGAACGACGGTGTGCCAACTGACGCTGCGCAACGGCTTTACAGTTGATGGGATCTCGGCCGCAGTCAGCATCGAAAACTTCGACGCTGAGATCGGGAACAAGGTTGCGCGTCAGAACGCGGTCGGCAAGGTATGGGAGCTGCTGGGCTTCCGCCTGCGCGACCAGCTGGCCCAGAAGGAGGGCTGATCCATGCACGTCGAAGGCGATAACCCGGCGACCGCGCCGGACACGACCCCGACAGACCAGCCAGCCGACGTGATGGCTGCGCTGGATGCCGGCATCGCAGCTGCTGATGCTGAAACGGCGCCTGCCGCTGAGCCTGCGCCGGTCGAAACTCCTCCGGCCGATGCCGGCACGCCCCCGGCAGACGACCCGAGCGCAGCCCCGCCCGCTGACGGCCAGCCTCCGGCACAGCCGCAGGATGGTGCCCCTACGGCGGATGGCCAGCCGCCCGCCGCAGCTGAGGGTGAGCAGCAGCCCGATGCCGACACCGAGGCCGAGATCGCGTTGCTGGGCCTGAAAGAGAAGTCCGCCGAGCGGTTCCGCGGCATGGCCGCCGAGATCAAGGAGCTGGCGCCGCTGCGCGAGGCCATGAAGGCCGCTGGCATCGAGGACGTAGCGTCGCTGCCGGATCTGGTCCAGCGCTCGAAGGTCGGCGAGGACATGGTCCAGATGGTCGTGGAGACCGGCGCCAACTCCGAGCAGTACGGAATGGCGCTGGATTACCTGACGCTGATTTCCAAGGCCAGCCAAGGCGATATGGTGGCGGCCGAGAAGGCTTACACCACCATGGCCGGCGAAATGGCGGTACTGGCCAAGATGCTCGGCAAAGAGGTGCCGGGCGTACATGACCCGCTGGCCAACCACCAGGACCTGCGCGCCGAGGTTGAGGCAGGCGATTTGCCCCGAGCCCGTGCCGTCGAGATCGCCGGCCAGCGCGACCGCGCCGCCTATACGGGCAGCGTCGAGCGCCAGCGGAGCGAGAGCCAGCAGGCGGCAGAGCAGGCTGAGCAGCAGGGCGTCCAGTGGCTGAACACCTTCGATGCGCAGATGAGCCGCGAAGATCCGGCCTACGCCGCCAAGCGACCGGCGTTGGACGAGGCCGTGCGCCAGATCCGCCAGCAGTACCACCCAAGCGAATGGGCACAGCGCACCGCTCTGGCCTATGCCCGCATCCAGGCGCCGGTGGCTGCGGCAGCTCCGGCCGCGCCCGCGGCTCCCGCCCAACCGCGCCCCGGCCCGATGCGACCGAGTGGCCCGCGCCCGGCGATGGATCCGACCACCTTCGCCAGTCCGATGGACGCGCTGGAGTACGGCATCCAGCAGGCGAACAACGGCTGAGCCAAGCCGCCTGCGACCAATACAAGACCCCGCTCCGGCGGGGTTTCTTGTGTCCGTTGACGCATCCCGCAACACGGGCAATCTGACCCTGCGGCTGACAACCGCGCCACGCATGCAGTACGCCGGAGTCGCGCCCGGTAGGGCAGTAGGAGGCCTCGCCCCCCTCGAACGTGGATGGAAAGCGACAACCCATTCCCCTTCGAGGACATCATCATGGCCTGGACCACTGCCCAGCTCGCGCAGGGCTCCAACTACACCTTGGAGAGCTACTCCACCAAGGACCCCGTCGACCAGATCAACGTCGCGCACCGCACGCTGGACCTGTTCGTCACCAACAAGCAGGTTTCGTTCTTCGGCAACGGCATCTTCAACGAGAAGCTGTTCATCTCGAACGACAGCAACTACCAGAACTACGAAGGCGCCGACCAGGTCACCTACAACGAGCGTGACCCGAACCGCTTCGCCAAGTTCCAGTACTACTCGAACCACGAGGGCTTCTGGTTCGATGAAGACCGCCTGATCCGCAACGGCATCCTGATCGATGACTCCGGCGTCGCGGTGCCGAGCTCGCAGGAGAAGGAACAGCTGGTCAACCTGCTGCAGTCGAGCTGGACCGCAATGAAGAACGGCCTGCAGGAAGGCCTGGCGCTGGAAACCCTGCAGAACGGTTCGCAGTCGGCCAAGGCCGTCCCGGGCCTGGACCACATCGTCTCGACCACCCCGGGCACCGGCGACATCGTCGGCGGCATCAACGCCAGCACCAGCACCTACTGGCGCAACAACGCCAGCATGGCCATCGCCTCCGGCGGTGTCGTGGCGGCGCTGGATGCGATGTATGACGCCTGCGTGCGCTACGGCGGCGCGATCCCGACCGACATCCGCTGCGGTCAGGCGTTCCTCAACGCCTACAAGGCCGAGGCGAAGATCGAGATCAACCGGCAGATCATCGTCGGCGCCAACGGTGGCACCGGCCTGGACGCTTCGGTCACTGCGGTGTTCTACCGCGGCATCGAGCTGATCTGGGATCCGACCTTCGAGCTGCTGGACGCCAAGCTCGGCGCGATCACCTACCCGTGGACCAAGCGCTGCTACCTGCTCAACCGCAACTTCATCACCTTCCGCCCGGTGAAGGGCAACTGGATGAAGAAGCGCAAGCCGGAAAAGCTGCCGGACCGCTACGTCACGTACTACGCGCAGACCAACAAGTACGGCCTGACCACCGGCAAGCGCAACGTGCACGCCGTGCTGTCCATCGCCTGATCGGGCCTGGCCTGATCCGAGTGCCCCGGCTTCGGCCGGGCGCTCATGGGAAACCCAATCGGCTACAGGAGCCATCCCCATGAAGTCCACCCCGATCACTGATACCGCCTTCAAGACTGGCAACAGCCCGTTCCTGCGCGGCGGCAGCGCGACCTTCTCCAATCTGTCCGGCACCGCGGCGACCCTGCAGGGTTCCGATACCCAGACCGGCACCTACACGACCCTCGCGACCCTGGCCGCCAACAGCCAGACCGAGGTCCAGAACCTGCCGCAGTGGATCAAGCTCTCCGCCGCCGGCACCGTCTACGCCCTGGCGGGCTGAAAGGAGCCGCACATGAGCAAGTCCACCGTCATCGTTCCCGTCGTGCTGCTGACCATCCAGCGTAGTACCGAGGTCACCATCACCGAGTCCGTGTTCAAGCACGAGGTTCCGATCCTCGAACTGATCCACGGCGAGGAGAACGTGAAGGTCATCAACGATGACTACCACGCGATCGAACTGCCGGACAACGCCACGCAGGAACACCAGCGCCTGCTGACCAAGTACGGCGACAAGTACCGCCCGGTGATCGACCAGGTGTTCCGCGGTGGCCCGCGTGACATCGCCAAGGAAGTGGGCATGGAGCTGGGCAAGGACAGCTTCAAGAAGCAGTCCGAGGCCGTGATCATCAGCCGCCTCCCGGCGCGTCCGGGCCAGGCGAGCGACGCCGCGCAGGCCGGCGCCGACGGCGAAGGTGGCGAACAGCCGGAGCTGACCCACGCCGAGCTGCGTGAGGAACTTACCCGCCTGGGCATCGACCACAAGGGCAACGCGCCCAAGGCCGAACTGCAGGCGCTGTACGACGCCGCGCAGGCCGGCGCCGGCACCCTGGGCGGCTGATCGCCAGCACCATGCTGTAACCCGACGGGCTGGGGAAACCCGGCCCGTCTCCACAAGAGGGCTCCCATGAGCATCACCGACGGCATCCAGTGCGCCTGCTCCAGTACCGATGGCAATGCCACGCTGGCAGCGCTGCGCAAGCGGCTGATGATCCGGCTGGGGTTCGCTGCACAGGCGAACAACCCGCCGCCGGGCATGAAAGAGCTGCTCAACGAATTCCTGCAGAGCGCGCAGGTCGCGTTGTTCCGCCGCCCCACCGGTGAGTTCCGCAACGAACGCTGGTTCTCCTGGCCTCTGGTGGCCGGCCAGCGCCTGTACGACTACCCCGACAACGACGAGAAGAACGCGCCGCAGTCGTGCCCGGCGACACTGGACCCGCGCAAGGTGACGTGGGTCGGCCGAGAGCGCGATGGCGTCTGGTCGGAGATGCACGAGGGCATCAATCCACGCGGCTACACCACCAGCGAGCTGACGGGCCTCCCGCAGCGCTACGAGTTCCGCAACTGCATTGAGATCTGGCCGGCGCCGGACGAGACGCTGGGCAATCTGGTGATCAAGGGCAAGTTCGACCTCAACCGGTTCACCGAGGACGCGGACAAGACCACCATCGACAGCGAGATCGTGTTCCTGCTGGCGCTGGCCAACGGCAAGGCTCACTACCGGCAGGCGGATGCGCAGGCCTACATCCAGCAGCTGGAGGTGATGATCGCCAATCTGGTGGCCGGCACCCATGCGACAGCCCGGTACATCCCTGGCCCACCGGTAGGTGAGGGCGTGTATGTGCCGCCGCGCCCAGAGGTGCCGTTCCCGTGACCGGCCGTATCGTCACCCTCAACGCCTCCAAGGGCGGCATCAACCGGCTCAGGACGAAGGGCGGGGCAGACCCCAACACGCTCTACGATCTGGTCAACGGCTATGTGGACCAGGACGGCGTGCCGCGGTCCCGGCCTGGCACCAAGAACAAGAACACGCTGCCGACCGGCGCCACGAAGGGCCTGTGCGCCTACGACGGAAAGCTGATCGTCTTCAGCCATCAGCCGCAGACCATCGCTGCCAGCACGCCGGTGGTCGAGTGCGAGGTGCTGAAGCACCCGAACACGCCGGACCTGCCAATCAAGGAAATCCACTTCGCCGGCCCGTTCCTCGGCTACCTGTATGTGGTCCCCGAGTTCGTCAACGGCGATGTCTTCCACTACTGGCTCCAGCGCGGCACGACGTGGGAGCCCGGCAAAATCTACCTGCCCGGGTCGCTGGTGACGCCCACAGCGCCGAACGGCATCGCCTACCAGCTGGATAGCGGCACCGAGCAGTTCCAGGTGTGGGTGCGCAACGTCGCGCGCGCGCTTGGCGACAAGGTCGTGCCGACCACCGACAACGGCTATTACTACACGGTCACCGATGCCTTCGGCCCGGCGCCGCGTTCGGGTGCCACTGAGCCGTCGTGGCCCACCTCGCCGGGTGCGACGGTGTTCGAAGACAGCGACGTGGCCAACCCGACCCCCATCGCTGGCGAGCAGTCTGGGAACCAGCTGCCCCCTGACGTGACTGATCGCTATGGGAGCAGCGGCGGGAACAGCCCGTGGCGCAACGTGAACAACCAGGAGGCCCAGTAATGGCCGCTCCTGTTTGGCAGCCCGGCACCCTGTACCTGCCGGGTGATCTGGTTCAGCCGATCACCCAGCCGGCGCCGAACAACCCGCAGGTTGCGAATGGCGACTTCTCCGCCGGCAACACGGGCTGGACCTTCAGCGGTGATGGCGCCTATAGCCCGTCAGGCGGCTACGGTGGCGGCGGTCCTTCCATGATCCTGCCCGGCAACAAGCCGGACGGGCTGGGCATCAACAACACGATGCTGGTCGTCCCGGTTGGCGGCCAGCTGGTTGCAACCTCGATGATCAATCAGGGCGCGTCGTCCGCTGGCAAGACTGCCGGCTGGACCGAGGTGCGCTGGTATGACTCGCTGAACACGCTGTTGCAGACCGACAAGGGCAACGTCGTGGACAGCGGTTCGGGCGGCGCGTGGCACCAGTCGAAGGTGACCAGCACTGCGCCGGCGTCGGCCGCCTACGCCAAGGCTGCGATTCACCTGACTTCGGTGGCCGATCACAACAGCCCGATCTGGGGCGACAACCTCGCGGTGAGCGGTGCGACCGCTGGGCTGCCGGAGGGCCTGGTCTACAAGGCGGTCCAGACCGAATCGGGCACGTCGGGCAGCAGTGAGCCGGCATGGCCGGGCATCCTCGGTCAGCAGGTGATCGACAACGAGGTGATCTGGGAGGCGGTCACGACGAGCCGCGTTACCTGGACGGCCTCGCCGCGGTATGTGAGCGGTGCTGTTGAGCCGGTGTGGCCGACCGACATCGGCGCAATGGTGAAGGACGGGACCATCAACTGGCGTGCCGTCTCGCGCCGGGTGACCGACGAGAAGTGTCCGCAGTCGAAGGTCGTGGCCATCGTTGCGAGCAAGGTGTTCGCGGCCGACAAAGACATCGTGCGCTACAGCGCCACGGCCAACCCGCTGGACTGGTCGACGGCCGAGGACGCCGGCTACCTGCCGACCGGCCTGCAGCAGGCGAACGCGAACAACATGGCGGTGCTGCAGCAGTACCGCGCCAACCTGGTCGCGCTGAATGCCAGCAGCTTCCAGAACTGGCAGGTGGACCCGGATCCGGCCTCCATGGCGATCCTCGACCAGATGGACGGTATCGGTTCGATCTGGCAGAAGGCCGCCGCGCCGGTTGCCAACGACCTGATCTACCTGTCCCAGCAGGGCGTGCGCTCGGTAGGCATCGCCAATGCTGCCGAGAACCTGGCCGCCGGCGATATTGGCGCGCCGATCGACGTTCTTGTGCAGCAGGCCATGCTGTATGCGGACCGCAACAACACGCCGCCGCTGGCCACCTACTACCCGGGCGCCGGGCAGTACCTGCTGGCGTTCCCGAACTACCCGCCGCCGGTGCTGGGCGTCTACGGATCGCTGCCCAAGGCCGCATGTGGTGACACGGTCGACTACAGCTATGTGATCGCCGGTGGCCTGCCGCCCTACAGCGTGGAGATCTCTACCGGCGCGCTGCCCGATGGCCTGGCCATGGACGCCAGTGGCCACGTCACCGGAGAGATGGCGCGCGGTGGCGATGCCGAGTGGACGGTTCGTGCCACGGATTCGCTCGGCGACGTGGCGGAGAAGGTCGAGACCCGCACTGGTGCGGACGGCTTCTTCCAGTACCTGACCACGCGCCTGTACCCGGTGGAGATCCCGGCCGATTCGATCTCCCTGGCCTCGGTGGTGGAAGCAGCCACGTTCCGTGATGTCTACCACGAGTACACCGTCCCGGCCGATGCCTTCGCGCTGTCGTCGGTGGCTACGGCCGGCACCCTGCGCCCGATCCTGCAGAACTACTCCCTGGACGACAGGGTTTCGCTGGCCTCCGCCGTTGAAGCCGGAACGCTGCGAAATATCCTCCGAAGCTATGTGATTCCGGCCGAATCCATGAGCCTTTCCAGCGGGGTGGTGGCCGGCACGCTGCTCCAGAAGCTGATCGTTTCCAACATGGCGCCCGAGGGCATCGGGCTGTCTTCCAGTGTCGTAGGAGGCACGCTCACATGAGCAGCAACACTCTCAACGCCAGCAGCGGTTTCGCCGGTTGGTTCAAGATCGAAGCGTTCCGCACGGACGAGGATGGCCAGGAGATCCCCGGCAGCCGCCGCGTCGCCGCCGACTGGTTCCCGAACCTGATCACCAACGCCGGCCTGGACCTGCTCGGGACCACTGGCTCCACCGACGTGTTCACGTTCTGCCGCGTGGGATCGGGGAACACTGCTCCCGCCGTGACCGATACGGCACTGGTTTCACAGGTCGCGGTCACGTCCAGCGAGCAGGCCCTTACCTATGGTGTTGATCGTTCGGCAGCGTTCTATGCTTGGAGGCGCCGAACCCTTCGGTTTGCAAATGGTGCAGCTGCAGGGACGCTGGCCGAGGTTGGAGTTTCGCCGACGAATGCTGGTGCATTGTTCAGTCGCGCCCTGATTCTGGATTCTGGCGGTAGCCCGACCACGATTACCGTGTTGTCGGACGAGACGCTTGATGTGACCTATGAGCTTCGACTGTATCCCGTGCTGACGGACGCCACTGGCACTGTCGACATCTCGGGCACAACCTACAACTGGACAGCAAGGCCGCTGATCCCAGTTTCTTACGACGTGTACTGGGCGGCATACCTTGGGCGTGGGGTCATCCCTTACTCGGTGGCAGGGGATCCTGCTCGTGGTCCTGCTGTCGCATCGGCACTGCCGGCTCAAGGCAGTGCCATATCAAGCCCAGTCGCATCTGGAATCATCACCGCATTGGCGTACACGAACGGAAGCTATCAGCGCTCGTTCAGGTTCGACTGTGATCTTAACGACGCTAATGTCGCCGGCGGGGTCGGCTGCTTCTTTGCCACGGCTGGGTCAGCGAACTTTGAAGCGCGCACGTTCGGCGTCTGGGCATGGGGCCTGTCCCCGAAGCTGCCCAAAACCGCCTCGTTCAAGGCGACGTTCACCATCCGCATGAGCTGGGGCCGCTACACGCCATGATCCCGACCGGCGGCCTCTCCAGCACTCCGCAGCCGGCCCCGTTCTCCGAGCGGGTTAACTCGACGCTGCAGCCGCTCATCGACTACGAGATGGGCGGTCGTGCGATCAACGACACCTCAGCCGGCCTGCAGTACCAGCTGTGGCGCGTGCGTGTGGACGAGGACGTGGTCTATCTGGGGCCGGATGGAGGCAACGAGCAACCTGCCTTCATCCGGCCTGGCATCACCGAGGTTGCGCTGGCGTTCGACCAGAACATGCAGCCGGTCATTGCCTTCACGCAAGGTGGGCAGGCGTGGCTCTGGTGGTTCGACGGCACGGTGCCGGGCATGGTGTTCACCAGCATCCTCGGGGCGGTCAACCCGCGCGTGACGCTGGACGACAAGCGCCGCGGCCAGACCTCCAGCTCGGATGTGATCCTGGCCTACCTGCGCGCGGGCTCGCTGTACTACCGGCAGCAGCGCGACCGCTACCTTACCGAGTACCTGCTGACTGCCAATCCGCCCTGCGGCGGCCTGGCCACGATGTGCATGTCCACCGGCGGCCGGCTGCAGTTCGGCTTCGGAGGTGCGTGATGGAGTCGACCGTCTTCGTCTACACGATGCGCTCGGGCAAGCAGGGCGCGTGGAGCCGCTACCTGTTCCCGTTCTCCGTGGATGCCTTCGCGCAGCTGGGGAATGATCTCTACATCCGGCATGGGGACGAAATCAGCGCGGTCAGCGACTTTGCCTTGGGCGACGACGTTGGCGGCCAGACGATCCCCTTCGGTGGCACGGTCTGGTGGCCGTGGTTGGACTTCGGGACGCCGGGCGTCACCAAGATGATGGAGGGTTTTGACATCGTGAGCCAGGGCACGCCCAGCGTCAGCATCGGCTACGACCAGCGCAACGCGGCCGCGTTCACCGACCCTTACACCGTCGACCCCGACACGCTGCCCGGCGGCGTCATCCCGTTCCCGCTGTCGGCTCCGACCTTCAGCCTGCGCGTGGACTTCGCGCCGGGCAAGAAGTGGGCGCTGACGCAGGCGTCGCTCAGCTTCTTCGACCTGGCAAACGGCCCATGACTGTTACCGCCTCCAGCGAAGTCCTGATCGAGGATCTGGCCTACCTGGCGCGCAACATGCGCCCGGACGAGATCGCGCAGGACCTGGCCATGACGGGCGCGACGGAGTACGACCCGCAGCAGGCGATCCTGAAGATGGCAGCCGTGCACGGGCCGAAGTTCGTCCTGCTGGCCGACGGCGTGCCTGTGGTTGCCGGAGGGTTCTGGCAGGTCCGTCCCGGCGTATGGGAGGGCTGGCAGCTGGGCACGATGGCCGGCTGGGAGAAGCACTGGCGCGCCATCACCAAGATCACGCGCAAGCTCAACGATCGGATGCTGGCCGAGCCGAACGTGCACCGCCTGCAACTGTACGGCGTGGCCGGCCGCGACAAGACGTTCGAATGGTACGAGCGTTCGCTGGGCTACCGCCGTGAAGCCACCCTGAGCCGCTATTGCGCCAACGGCGCTGATGCGGTCCTGTTCGCACGTACCAAGGAGGCTGCCTAATGGCCGGCGGCGGCAATATCGGCAAAGGCAACTGGGCTGACCCGACCGGGCTCATCCAGAAGTCAGGCGCAGGCAAGATCCTCGACCCGCTGGGCCTGACCAAGACGGCCAAGCAGGGCGAGTCGGCTGCGGACGTGGCTGCGCGCATGGAGATGGAGCGCCAGGAGCGGATCCGCGAGGCTCAGGGCCGCATCAACCAGGTGTTCGACAATCCGCGACGCGCACGGGATATCGCTGACTTCGTATCGGCAACTCGTTCCAAGCTGATGGAAGATCTCAACCGGCAGAACACCGATGCGGCCCGGGAACTGAAGTTCTCGTTGGCGCGCGGCGGACTGTCTGGTGGCAGCGTCAACCTGGACCAGAACCGCAGGCTGGCGGATGAGTACAACCGCGGCTTGATCAACGTCGAGGGCAGGGCGCAGGGCGCGGGCGCACAGCTCGAAGCTGCCGACCAGGACTCACGTGCGCGCCTCATCCAGCTGGCTACGTCCGGCCTTGATGCGACCACAGCGGCATCGCAGGCGGCGGCCGGGCTGCGTTCCAACTTCGAGAACGCGCGGTCGCAGGCGTTCGGCGAGCAGCTTGGCGACCAGTTCGCAGGCGTCACGGGCTTCGTGAAGCGGCGGCTTGAAGAGGCTGGCCAACGAAAGGCTGTGCGCGATTCCAACTTCTCTCTCTACGGCGGCGGTGCCGCATACGGCGGGTAACTCATGGGCCAGTTCATTCCCATCGCGATCGCTCTGGCCGGCACGGCGGCGCAGCAGGCAGAAACGCAGCGCGTTGAGCGCAAGCAGGACGAGGCGACTGCGCAGGGCCTGCTGAATCAGTCGCGCCGGCAGCAGGACGCTGATCGCCGAGTCAACGACGAGATCGCCCAGCTGGAAACCAGTACGGCGGCCGATGACCGGGCCCAGCGACTGGGGCAATACATGCAGCAGCTGCAGCGCGGCCGCAAGCAGGCCGTCGCTGGTTTGGAAGGACCCGTCGGTGGAGCAACCTTCCAGGCTGATGCTGGTTCTGCGCGCGCGGGTGCCGATAACGCTGCCGCAACCACCGCCGGCCTGATGTCCAGGATCGACGCTCCGCAGCTGCAGCGGCAGCAGGAGGCGTTCGGGTACGGCCGGCTGGCCACCGACCTCGGTATGGAGGCGCGCGCGAGCCGCGGCCAACAGTTCATCGACCAACTGCGCCTGCGACAGATCCGGCGCCGTCCGGAGGTTGGCCTGCTGGCCGGCCTGGCTACATCCGTCGGCGGGGCGATGGCAGGCGGAGGCGGCGGGCTCGCTGCCTCTGCGCCGCAGATGGGTGCCAACTTCTACGGGTCGTATGACCCGGTCACCATGGGGTATGCGTAATGGATCCGTATCTGGCAGGGCAGACTCTCGGCAGCCTGTTTGGCGCTAAGGACCGTGCCTACAGCGCTGAGATGGATCGCCAGCAGAAGCTCGAAGCTGCAAAGGCTGAAGCCCGCTACAAGCGAGCGCAGGCTGTCTTGGCTGAGGGGAACGTATCCCAGCGGGGTGTCATGAACGACCCTGCACTGTTGGGGCGCTTTCTCGCGGGAGACACCGACGCTCGAAACGAGTACCTGACCGCGGCCACCTTGGCGAATCCCAACGTGGACATCAAGACGCTGGGTGAAGGCCTGCAGGTTCTCTACCGCCAGGCCGCCCGTGACAAGGCAGTCCTCGGCGACGCTGACAATCCGAACGCGGAGCTGTTTGGCGTCGCGAATGGTCCGGTCGAGACGACGAAGATCTCTGACGGGGTGGCTTACAGCCCCCTGGGCTCGTCGTCTCAGTCGCTGAACGTGACGCCTCTTGGCGAAGCGGCGATCGGACAGCGGCGCGCGTCTGCTGCGGCCAGCTACGCGAGCGCCGACAACTCGCGTGCGTCTGCGGCGCGGACGCGACAGGCAATGGCGATCGATCAGAGCGACGTTCTTGGCGGCGGGGCCGCACGCCCCGGAGGGAAGGCGCCTAGCGGCTACCGGTGGACACCTGATGGCAACCTGCAGGCGATACCGGGCGGCCCTGCCGACAAAGACACGCTGGGCGGTCCGATGAAACTGACCGAAGGCCAGGGCAAGGACATCGTTTACTACAGTCGTGGCCGAGACTCCAACGAACTGCTCAGGAAGAACGGCAACAGTCTGCTGATGACTGAAGGAGGCCAGGGCGCGCGCGGCATTCTGGATTCCGCTCTGCAGGCTTTGCCGTGGGTGGGGGACAGTGGGGCGGTGAATAGTGCGCTTTCGCCGGAGCGAAAGCAGGCGAAGCAGGCAGCTGCTGAATTCCTGTCAGCCATTCTCCGCAAGGACACCGGCGCCGCGATCACGCAGCAGGAATTCGACATCTACGGCCCGATGTACCTACCGATGCCCGGGGATGATCGGAAGACGCTGGAGCAGAAGGCGCTGGCCCGAGAAGGTGCGCTTGATTCGATCAAGGCTGGTTTGGGGAACGCGCAGTCGGCCATCCCAGCGCCGCGCGGCTCATCACGCCTGCAAAGCTCGACCCTTGGTGATCGCACCACACTGGGCGCGGCTTCGCCGGGTCTTCCGCCAGCAGCTCCTCCCGCGGCTGCCGTGCAGGCCCTGCGTGCAAACCCCGGCCTGGCTCGCCAGTTCGATGCCAAGTATGGCGCTGGTGCCTCTGCCTCCTACCTGGGCCGCTAAACATGGACAACTTCTTCGACCAGTTTGACCAGCCGGCCCAGCCAGCCGCCCCCAAGCTGGCTCGCGGTCAGCTGCAGGCCGGCAACATCGATCTGAACAACCGCCCGGTGGTGCGAAACCCGGATGGTTCGATCTCGACTGTCCGCTCGATCTCGGCCAACTTCGACGGCCGGGAAGTGCTGATCCCGACGGTTTCAGACGACGGCCGGATCCTCAGCGACGATGATGCGATTGCTCAGTACCAGCAGACCGGCCGGAACCTCGGAATCTTCGATACACCCGACAACGCAACCGCCTATGCGCAGAGCCTCCATCGCGACCAGGAGCAGCAGTACGTCCCGCAGGCTGATGGCGGCAACTTCTTCGATCAGTTCGATGGAGCGGCCGCGCCGTCCACTCTTGGCGATAGTCCGCTGCGGCATGCCGATGGGCGCCTGACCGAAGCAGGGTGGCAGGCGGAGCGCGATGCGCTGGCTGCGGCGCAGAAAAAGGAGGTCGAGGACCGGAGCTTCTTCGACAACTTCGTGACTGGCCTGGGCCGGTCGCTCCCCAATCTGGTTCAGGGTGCCAAGCAGGCCTACATCGACTCCGTTGCAGGTCTAAGCCAAGGTTCGGCGGATGTGCTTGGCGACTTCGGCGGAAAAACCCTGGGTGATGCGCGCCGAAGCGCTGCCGGCTATTTCGGAGACCTCTCCAAGGAACTGCAGAACGACACGAATCAGGAGCGCAGAGCGACTCAGGACTTGACGGGCTCAGCAGGCGGCTTTCTTGGCGGCTTGGCAGGGGATGTCGCCTACACCCTACCGCTTGCGTCAGTCGGGGTTGCGGCGAAGGGTGCAGGCGCTGCAAAGGCCATCGGTCAGGCGGCCTTGGGTGGTGCGTTGCAAGGCGCTGTGCAGCCAGTCGCCAAGGAAGGAGAGCGGCTAGATAACACTCTCTTGGGAGGGGCGCTTGGCGGCGGCCTGTCGGGCTTGGGCCGCGGCGCCATGACCCTTGGCGAGAACGTCCTGCCGCAGAACGTGACCGCGCGTGCGCTGAACTTCTTCAACGACCGGGCGAACGCTCAGCAGTTCGCTGCGGAGGGCGAGGCGCTGGCCCGGCGTACCGGCATCGATCTGACTCCTGGCATGGTAAGCGGCGGCAGGGCCCAGACTGCCATGGAGAACATGGCCCGCCAGAGCGTGTTCTCCGCCGACACGGCGTTTCAGGCTGATGAGAGGATCGCCAACCAGGCCATCGCCAACATCAATCGGATCATGGATCGGGTATCGACGGATAGCGTCTCGGTTCAAGGTATCGGGCAGCGCGTCCAGGAGTCCGTCGACAAGGCGGTGAAAACCGTCGTTGACCGCCGCGAGGATGTGGCGAAGGCGCAGTACGGCGCCATCCGGCGCATGGTGGGGGATGCACCCATCGTGGACTATGCCAAGACCCGCAAAGTCCTTCAGGAAATCATCGGCGAGAACACTGATGTACTGGGCAATGATCCCCGCAGGGTGCGGGTTCAGGCCCAGAGGATGCTGGACGAACTGAGCGGGAAGGATGGGTTTAGTCTGGATTCGGCGCGCAGGTCGCGCAGCTCTTATGGTGCTGCGGCACGTGGTCAGGCCAATCTGCTCAGCAATGTGGACCGCAACGTCAACAAGACCTTTGCCAAGCGGCTGTTCCGAGCGATCAGCGAAGACATCGATTCGGCCGGCCAGCGCCTGGACGAGGCGGCTGGGTTCGGGCAGAACGGCATGGTCCCGGCTGGGGCCAATGTCATGCGGCCGAGCGAGATGCTGAAAGCGGCCAACGACGAGTACCGTAACCATACCGATCTGCTTAGGAAGATCGAGCAGAGCCCGTTGCGGCGCCTGCTCGGGGACAAGCTGGATGTGGATGGCTTCACCAGCTACTCGCTGCCCCCGGAAACGGTGGTCAATCGCATCAACGAGATGAAGCCGTCGGAGCTGGCTCAGGTCCGGTACTTCATGGAGAAGAACGAGCCCGAGGTCTGGGGACAGTACAAGCGGATGATCGTGGAGGACGCGCTGTCCGCCGCCCAGACCGCGCCGGCGTCGGCCGGAGCCAACCACGTCCCCTTCAACGCGGGCGGCTTCATCCGCGCGCTCGGCGGCGACAAGGTGGACAAGATCGAGAGGCTGAGGGCGACCTTTGACCCGTCCGAGATGGCGGAGATCATGGATGCCCTGCAGGCTGCGCGTCGCATGGGGGACAAGTTCGGCGCCCCGCATAGTGGAACCGGCCCCTACAACGAAGTGGTGCAGGCTTCGAACGGATTCGTGGACGCGTTCAAGAACGCGAGTCTGCGTGCCGCTGCGGGAACTGCCGCCCCCATCGCCGGGTTCAACAAGGTTGCCAGGATGATGGTCGATTCCAACGGCCGTAGGGCGTTGATCGAGCTTTCCAGGCTCCCGCCCGGGTCGCGCAAGGCCAACGACTTGGCTGCCTACCTAGCCGCGACGGCTACGGTTGGGAGCGACGAACCTTTGGAAATTGATATTGTCGGTGGCCGGCGCGAGGGTGACGCGCCTCAGGAGACTCTGTAGGCCAGAACTGCCATGGTGGCGATGAAAGCGATCGTCACCGGAACATACGGCGAGATCTTGGTGTGCAGTTTCCACCAGCCTGCGGCGGCCAGAATGATCGCCGCCGCCGCGCAAGCAATGATGCAAACGATCGCCCAGGCAGCCGGTATCGCTGCAAGCTTCCACCACGCGAATCCAGACTCCTTGATCCTTACGCCTGCAAAGATCGGGGCACTCAGCGAAGCCCACGCGACATAGGGTTGCACACGGCGTTTGAAGTTCTCCCGCACATACCGCCCAACGGTCATGGGAGCCGGTAGGGATGCGACATCCTTATCCATACTCATCGCATCCGAACGAGGCGGCCTTCAAGGCACTCGTCCTCGCCCTCCATGCACAGATAGCTGACCTCTACAATTGAGCCGGCATACCGGACAGGTTTGCTCATCACTCGAACGGCACCATAGTGATACAGGTAGTTGTATTCGCTGCATTCGAAGAAGTAGCCATCGGAAAGCTTGATCAGCTTCTCGTACTCACAACCATCGATGGTTTCATAGCCTGATTCCCAGGCAGGTTTGAAGCCGTCGCGCCATAGCTCTACCTCAGATTGAGCGGTAGCTACTGCAGGCGCGGCAGTAGCTGCAATGGTCACCAGCGCGATTGCAAATCCCTTGAATCGATCGTCGGTCATGACTAGGTCTCGTTTCGCCGTTGAAGCATAAGGGCGGGGTGGCAGTGTGGTGGCTCGGATCAATCAACTACGGTGAAGCGTATGCAACGTTTGAATGTCGATGCCATCGTCCTAGCCCCCAAAGGCATGTACTGCGACGGCGCACGCATCCAGGAGGACGAGTTCCTGGTGAAGCTCAACAAGGACACCTACATCAAGTTCCGCCGGCTGGACTTCAAGCCAGAATGTTTTGGAGCAGTGGAAGTACTCGATGCCAGTTCTCTAGACCCGCATCAACAAGCCGCAGCATCAGGTGTTTGGTGGTCTCGCCAGGCAGCTCTCGAAGCTGATCGACAAATTTCTGCTTATCAGGCTCGGATAGATCAGATGCCATGACCTTGCTGGCGATCAGGTCTTTGATGAAGTCTTCATGGATCCTGACAGTCAAGACCCCGAGGATTGCGCCTAAACCGCCGTCGTCCTGAATGAAATCATAGCCCCTGTGGGTCAAGGTCGCCGTCAAAACGGGATTGCCTTGCCACTTCGGCCCAAAGTACTCAGCAGTGATCAGTCCATGCTCCTCTAGATAGGAGATGTTCGGCAGAAGCAGGTTCGGCTCTATGTGCTCATAGAGGAAGTCAGCGGCTACATCTTTAGGATAGTCCTCAGCCAAGCGCTCAAGAATCCTACGCTGCGCTTCTCGGTCCAGCCGCGTTCGCCATCCTTGGTCGTTGCTCATTACTTCGCCTTGGCTCGTGGAATCAGTAGCGAGTTCTCAACGGATTCCTTATCTGCCTTAGGAAGCAGGCTGAGCATTTGCTCAACCTTGGCCTCAAATCTCTTTACGGAGTCCGTCAACAGCTCCTGAGATCGCTCGAACGCCTCGGTCACCTTCTCGAGCTCAACGACCTCTTGCTCTAGCTCGAACGATTCCTCCAAGCGAGCGACGATTTCTGCGTTCAGCGACCTTCCTTCTGTCGCTGCTGCTGCCTCAAGGCGCTCCCGCAGCTCGGGCTGCATCCGTAGCCCGAAGGGGTTGATATGCGCGGTCGAAGAGCGCGTTTCGGTCTTTTTTGCCATGGCTACATGGTGTCGCTAAAAAGTGCTTGACACCATCCCCACACCGTGTAACTAATAACACCATGTAGCCACTCTGGCGCATCCGTTGATGCATCTGGTGGAAGCGTGATAGTTGCGGCACCAACCACAGGAGAACCAACATGGAAAAGGCACACGTAGTAGTGCGGATGCCGGTCGACTTGCGCGACTGGCTGAAGAAGAAGGCCGAAGAGGACCGTCGATCGGTCAACTTCATGACCCTTGAACTGCTGCAGAAGGCTCGCCGGCAGGATCAGGAGAAGGTCGCATGAACTCGATCATCCCCATTCAGAATGTGCGGATTGGCGGCGATGTCGTGCGTTCAGTAAACGCGAGGGAATTGCACGCGTTCCTCGGTGTGGCAAAGGACTTCCCCACGTGGATCAAGGCCCAGCTGAGCAGGGCTAACCTCGTGGAACATATGGATTTTGAGGTTTTCCCCCTCTTGGTGGAAAACCCCAAGGGTGGCCGCCCGGCGAAGGAATACGTCTTGTCTATCGAGGCGGCTAAACACATCTCCATGATGAGTGGGACTGGCCGCGGTCATGAGGCCCGGGAGTACTTCATCCAGTGCGAGCGGAGGGCCAACGAGGCTCAGGCGCCGATGGTCAAGGACCCCAAGATCGCGGCGCTGGTGGAGGTGCTTGTTCGGCAGGACGCAATCGAACAAGAACAGGCCCGCCAGTCTCTGGAGGTCGCCCGCCTTCAGGAAGATCTGGCGGTCGTTGAGGCGCGCACCCAGCCGGAGAACAAGCACTTCACGGTGATGGGCTACGCCAACCTGGTCGGCGTGTCTGTGGACATCAAGGCCGCATCGGCCCTCGGCAAGCGCTGTGCCTCCCTGTCCCGCGAGAGGGGCCTGATGATCGGCGACGTGACCGACCCTCGCTTCGGCAAGGTCCACACGTATCACGAGTCTGTGCTGGAAGTGGTGATGCAGGAGGGCGTGTGAGCCTTCAAGTCGGCTATGTGTATTGCCTGAAGAGCAAGGCCACGGGGAACGTAAAGGTAGGGTGGGCTGCAGATGTTCAGGCAAGGAGGGCGGCATTGGCCACCGGGTCGGAGGCTGAACTGGAGATTGTTGGTTTCTTCACAGGAACGATGGGTGCCGAGGCCTGGGTGAAAAACCTACTCTCTGGGCGGAACCTCCGAGGCGAATGGTTCCGTGATGACGATGGGCGTGTTTCTCAGTGGTTCGAGCTAACTGGATCGCTGAGAAGCGAGGCCTCCGTTGGCCCTGCCGGTGGTTTCCCTGAAGGTCTAAGCGCAGACCATGCCCAGTTCAAACTGAGGCTGCCAAAGGCCATCCTTGAAAGGGTTGCTGCGTTGGCCAACGAGAACTTCCGTTCCACCGGAGCTGAAATCGCTTGGCGCCTGCAGAAGAGCTTCGGGCAATTTTGATGCCGACCGCCTAAGAACTTGCCCAATTTTTGTAAAGGCAGCGGTCGTGTATGTTGGTTCCGTGGGGCAGCGATTTCCGCCTCCCCCAATCGAAAAGGAGAAGCCCCAGGGCGGCCACCCCGGGGCTTCAGTCGGAAACATCTAGAGGAGGCTTCCAATGCAGCAGGCTACACCCCCCGGACCGGGCTGTCAACCTTGAGGACGACCCGCGGTTCAACGCCTTGGCAGATCGGATGGCTGCGCGGCTCCTTGAGCTGCGGGCCATTGCCGCGGCTGCGAAGGCGTCTAACGTGATCCCGTTCAGGCCGCGAACGAGGGCGGCCTGACGACCTTGTATTAGGCGTAGGGAGCTTAAAACAGGTAGAACGACCCTGTCCCATCAGACTTGGTCAAGAGAGGGCTCCACCCGAACAGCGGAATCAAGCCAGTTGGTGCGACTTGGATGTGATTTCCATTCAGGGTGAAGTAGTACTCGTTCATGTCCTGGAACGTGGTGCCGTGCAGGACCATACCCCTCTGCGAGTAGTTCAGCGCAGCGCCTACTTGATTGTCATGTGGAATCTGGAAGCACGCGTGCAGGTCAGGGATTTCCGCCTCGAATCCAGGCTCTGCGCTAGGAGTCAAGTACGTGGTTGTGTCCCCATCTGCAAAGAGGAGGCGCGACTGGGCGCGTCCAGTGAGGCGCAGGACAGCCTTGCGGCCTAGCTCTACGCAAATGTTCCACTCCCCCTCTGCAAGTAGGAAAGACCCGACAGGGGCGTTCGCGGCAGAAGTCGGGGTAAGAATTGAAGCCTTGAACATCACCATCTCCTTGGTGGCTTATCTATTAAACGGACTACTTAACAGCAATGACTGCTATTCGGCTTTGCCTTTTTTCTTGTCTCGTTGGTCCAGGACTCGCGTTCCGGTCACCTCCGGCGGCGGGGTCCTCTGCGAAACCTTGTCGTTGAACACTCTGGCGGCCTTAAAAGACTCGTCCGCCATCGTTCCCGCGCTTTCTTCGTCCAGCCGGGATTGCCCCGCGCCAATATGGGCAGATGCCACGCGAATGAAGATCTCCCGCGCCAGTTCCTGATCCTTCTTAGTATCTTCGCGTTCTGCGCTCATGCCATCTCCTTGGTAGCCCCGGCCAATCCAGGGCCCATGGCGAAGCGTATCACCCTCCGTTGAAGCCGCCCGGCGCGGGGGTAGGGTGGAGGCATGGACCGTGAACTCACCTTGCAGGGCCTGCTGGACGTAACTGACCGGCGCTGTCGTGACCCCCGCTTTGACCTGCGCCTTATCGCAGAGAGCGCAGGAACCGGGCGACTTCCTCCTCCAGCATCGTCCCTGTTTCCCACGTCCTTTCGGCGCCTGAGCGCTGCAGGGTCGAAAGAGCGGCATGCAGCTCGTCTCGCTGCTGCTGCGAAGCGCCGCGCGCGAGCGTGATGCTGGCGACCTCCAGCACGTCCACCCGCGCTTGAAGGGCTGACACCCGGTCCATCCACGTTCTGATCAGTTCAAGAACGCGTTGATCGTCTTCCATGCTCGTCTCCGGTAGTGGTTGGTTGGCTCGCACCCCAATCTTACCGGCAGGCGGGCTCCATCCGTTGAAGCCCCCGCCAGCCCCGGCAGCATGACCCCATCACACACGGGGGAGCGGGCATGAGCGCCCTGGCATACGCGGTACAGCTGGTGAAGAAGTGGGAGGGGTGCCGCTTGGAGGCCTACCCCGACCCCGCCACCGGCGGAGCGCCATGGACCATCGGCTACGGTGCGACCGGTCCTGGCATCGAGAAGGGCGTCCGTTGGAGCCAAAAGCAGGCCGACGACCGGCTCGCCCTCGATCTGGACCGGTTTGCGAAGGGCGTGCGATCGGCGCTGCGACGACCGGCAACTGACCGGCAGCTCGGGGCGATGGTCAGCCTGGCCTACAACATCGGCGTCTCTGCATTCCGCAGCTCGACCCTGCTGAAGCTGTTCAACGCCGGCGATGTAGCAGGGGCTGCAGCTCAGTTTCCGCGCTGGAACAGGGCAAACGGCAGGGTCATGCAGGGCTTGTCCAACCGCCGCGCCGATGAGCGCCGCGTGTTCGAAGGTCAGGGCGGGAGCGCATGAGCATGGAAGCCCAGCCGAGCCAGGACGGCCGCACCCGCATTTTGCTCGGCCCGGTCGAGAAATGGATCGTCGGGGCCTTCGCCACCTTCACGATCGCCGGCGGCTACTGGCTAATCAGCTCCATGCAGGCCGTGCTGACCCAGCAGCAGGTCACGAACCAGCAGATGGCCACGGTGCAGCAGCAGCTGCAGACCTTCAACACGCAGCTGGCCGACGTGCCGGCGCTGAAGCTCGAACTGGCCAAGCAGGCCGTGCAGGTCGAGCAGAACAAGCAGGACATCAAGGAGCTGAAGCAGCTCAGGGGGCTGAAGTGAAGAACGTGAAACTCACCGCTGACCGGCGCCACTTCTGGCGGTTCTGGTCGGTGCGCCTGTCGCTACTGGCCGGCATCATCAGCGCCACCGCGCTGGGCATCATCGGAGCCTATGCGCTGCTGCCGTCGGACTGGCTGCCGGTCGTGCACGACGGGTTCAAGCAGGCCGTGGCCTATGCCGCGCTCGCATCTGCTGGTCTGACCTCGTTCCTGGCGGCGGTGTCCCGCATCTTCGTGCAGCCCAAGCTGAGTAGCGGCGATGCTGATCCCTGACCCGCTGGCGCCCTACGCGAAACTGATCCGGCTTGGCCTGTGGCTCCTGCTGGCTGGCGGCATCTTCGTGGTCGGCTGCCAGCGAGGGGCGGATCGGCAGGCTGCTGCTGATCGCGAACAGATCGAATCGGTGCAGCGCCAGCTTGACGGCGCACGCGCTGAGGCGGCCGAGAACCTGCGCGCGGCCAACGCCGCCGGCGAGCTCCTGCAGGAGGTCAACCGGCAGACCCAGGCATCGATCGACGCTGCCGAAGCGGCGCGCAAGGCATCTGCTGCGGCAGCCAGCCGGGCTGAAGCGGCAGCGGCCGAGGGTCAGCGCCGGGCCACCGCGGCCGAGAAGGCGCTGCAGGTCGCCAAGACCACGCCGGCTTGCCGGTCCCAACTGGAGATGCAGCTTTGCGATTCCATTCCTTTGCTCTGACCGCCACCATGCTGCTGGCCGGCTGTGCGCACCAACCCGAGCGGCCGAAGCTGCCCGAGGAGGTCCATGTGACCGTGGAGAAGCTGGTACCGGTGGATGATCGGCTGACGCAGCCGTGCCCAGCCACGCGGGCGGCCTCGCGCACGGTCGAGGCGGTGGTCAGCGCCTACAACGCCAACCTGCTCGCCCTGCAGGACTGCAACACCCGCATGGGCGAGATCCGCGCGCTGGGGCGGTAATGGCCAAGAAGCGCGTACCGCTGCACCAGAATCCCCGCGGCTTCGTTGACGTCGACCCCGACGCAACCAACGGCGCACAGGTGGGTGTGAATCTTCTGGGGCCAGACGGCCAGATCCTGACCGCGGCGCAGGTGATCAACCCGACCACCGGTGGCAGCGGCGGCCCAGGCAGCATCGCGTCGACCATCTGGAAGCTGATCAAGGAAATCCCGCTCAACATCCAGAAGCTGGCCGCACTGATTGGCGCCGGGTTCGCCGTTCGGAAGAACGATGGCGAGTGGGCGCTGCGGACGCTGCAGGAGGGGATTGGCATCGACATCGCCAACCCCGACGGAGATGCGGGCAACCCGACTATCAGTCTGGAGGATGTGCCTGACTCTGGCGCCGGCTCGCTGCTGGCGATCAGCAAGGACAGCAAGGGCAGGGTGACCGGCACGCGACCGGCCACGATCACCGGCACCGCGCAGCAGATCAGCGTGGCCAACGGCAATGCGTCGGCAGGGTTGCCGACCATTTCACTGTCGGACCTACCCGATTCCGGCGTCGGAGCCGCGTTGGTAAAGATCACACGGGATGCCAAGGGACGCGTCTCGGGGACACAGGAGGCATCAACGACCGACCTTGCCGAGGGAACCAACCTCTACTACACCAACGCGCGCGCCGATGCTCGGATTGCGGCCCAGAAGGGCCAACCCAATGGGATAGCCGACCTGGACGCCAGTGGGAAAATCCCTGCCGCCCGGCTTCCAGCTATCGACCACAACAACCTGTCAGGCCTGCAGGGCGGTACAACCGGCGAGCGCTACCACCTCACGAATGCCCAGGTTGGCGAGGTCAACACGTCGCTTCAAGCTGTGGTAGCTGGCTCTGGCATTCTGGTGAACAATGCCGATCCACGGCGCCCGGTTGTCAGTGCCGTAGCGGAAAAGTCCGGGGTGTTCGTAGGCGGTGTAGAGCTGACGTCCAGCTTTGTTTCCACGACTCCGACCGGGACCATTACCCCGATCACCGGAATGAACCTATCGTTTGTCATGCCCGACAGGCCTGTGCTTATCTCCTTCGGAACCACCGCGTTCTATGACTCATCGACCTCGAGCAATCTGGCGGCAGTGATTCTTCGCGTTAACGGGTCGGACGCAGCACAGCTGTTCTTCTCTGCAGCTATCACGAACTTCTGGTCGCAGGGGAAGCAGTATCTTCTCTCAGGGGTGGCAGCGGGTACAACTGTGAACCTGTCGTGGTGGCTGAACATGGGCCCAGGCACGTTCACCGTCTTCGGGAATCCATCGGACAAGCCCTACATCTACGTGGTGACCGTATGAAGATCACCTCAGGGTCTGGCCGTGTGCATGCTGGGGAGATGGACGCGGTGATCTCGCCAGACGAATACTGTGGAGGCAGCTATGCCTGCATCCTCGTACACGGCGTGGAGTCTACTGGCGGCGCGCTGGACTGGATGACGGCGAGCCCCTACCGATGGCCCATAGTCAGGACTGTGGTTGACCAGTGTGGGCTATACACCATCAGCGCCGATATGGGGGGAAGCGCTACTTGGGGTAACTCCACGCTTCTATCCCGGATGGACGAGGCATTTGCCTACACGCAGACCTTCAACCAGGTAAAGAAAGGGAAGGTGATTCTTGTCGGGCAGTCGATGGGTGGCCTGGCAATGCTCAATTGGGCCAAGGCAAACCTGGGGAAAGTGGCTGCGATGGTTGGCGTGATCCCAGTAACCAACATGAACTCAGCGATAGCCGATGCGTTCAGATCGCAGATCAACGCGGCGTACGGCGGCTCCTACAGCGATGCGGCCCATGGCGCCAACCACAACCCGCAAATCTTTGCCTCCGCGCTTGCGGGCATTCCTGGACAGCTCTGGGTTGGGAGAACCGACGTCATCGCAAGGCTTGATGATGCCAATGTCGTCGCTTCTGGGGCTCCGTCCATCCAGGTGATGGAGCTGAACGGAGCGCATGACGAATCAACCCTAGGGCTGATTGATCTGGCGGAGATGGAGAGGTTCCTTAACGCTCACAAGGCCTGATCGCAGCCCCTGAGACGGGGAGGGGCGTATCCTCTCACGCAACAGGCTGCAGCAGATCCTCGCGGTTGTTCCGAGGCGTGTTTACAGCACGGCTGACGCGGTAGGCCTCCATCGCCGGAGGCTCGCTGGCCAGAAGTATCGCCATGGCGTCCTCCGGACTGGCCGCCATCCACTCATCGATCTGGCCGGACTGCAGCCACACCGGCATGCGGTCGTGGATGTCGGCCGAGACGCCGCTGCTGTCGCCGGTGATGATGGTGAAAGTGCCCAGGTTGCCGTCGGGTAGAAGGGGACTGGTGTCCTCCCACAGCCCGGCGGCCAGCAGCGGCCAACTGGCATGGATGAACCACGGATCCTTCTTCCCGTCCTCGGGGCTCACCGACCACTCGTAGTAGCCGGCCATGGGGATGACGCAGCGGCGCTTCTTGAACGCCGACCGGAAGGCGGCCTTGGTGACAACCGTCTCGATTCGGGCGTTGATGGTCGAGCCCTGCAGGCCCTTGGCCTTGGCCCAGAACGGCAGGAGGCCCCAGGCCAGCCGGGTTACCTGTCGGCCTTCGCCCCGGTCCAGAATCACTGAGGCGCGCTGTGTCGGCGCGAGGTTGTAGCTGGTCTGGATCTCGGCCAGGCCCGGGGCAAGGTCAGCCAGCCCCGGCTGGCTGAAGTCGATCACGGGGAGCTGGACGAATCGGCCGCACATGGCCGGAGGGTAGCCCTGAAGGCCGTGGCCGGGGCGTGATCCCGAACGGTTCAGCCGGTGAACGATCCCTTGTCGCAGCCTTTGCGACCGCCGGCCGTATCCTTCAGGCCATGCAGTACTCCCACGGCTTCCGCACCGCCCCGATCCCCTCTGGCTGGGTCCAGACCGGCGAGCGCTGGGCGCTTTGGTACAACGGCCGGGAGACGGCCAGCGTCACACCTGGCGGCGGCCCTGGGGTCCGGTTATGGATGGAAGGCCAGAAGATGTGGCAGGTGAAGGAAGTGCGCGCAGCCAACGTCCGGCAGGCGAAGCGGTACGCCGAGCGCTGGTGCGCAGCGCGGCTGTATCCCGAGCTGCCTCTGCGTGAGGCCGTCGCCCGTCTGACCGACAGCACGCCGATCAAGTTGCCCCCGCCACTGCCTGGTCTGCCGCCGACGCGCGAGCAGCAGCAACAGGCCCGGCGCTTGGCCGAGGCCGGAGCGAAGGAGATCGAGCGGATCAAGGCGGCGCTGGAGCCACGCAAGCCGCCTGCAGAAACGAAGCCCCGAGCGAGGGACGTCCGCAGCAAGGCGTGGCTGAGTGCAGGGCTACGGCAGCTACGGCGCGGCGTTTGA